ACTTAAAACCGCTTGATATTGAGGAATATTTAATGTATTTCCTACGAGAGTAGCCGCTCCAGAAACTCCTGTTGTTGTTAAAGTTAAAGTACCTTGACCGCCAATATCTGATAAAACCTCTGCCCCTGTTCTGTAAGTAACAACATTAGAAGCGTTTAAAGTCAAGAACTTATCGGGGTCAGTAGGAGTATTCGCTACACTCGTTAAAGTCAAATTATTGCTAAAGGTCTTTGCACCGCTAATTGTTTGCGTAGTAGATAAAGTAACAAAGCCATCAGCGATATCGGTTTCAATGATTGTCGCTAATGCCGTTACAGTCGCTTTATAGGAATATCCCGAAGAAGGGTCTCCAACTAAAATTAAGTCGCTTAAACTTGGGGTTCGGGTTACGAGTTCGTTTATCTTTTTGTTAGCCATTGTATTCTTTTATCTATATAGAAATATTAACTCGGATATGCATAGGTGGTGGGAACTTGACATCTATTAGCCGTATAAGGCAATTCAATAGAAATATCCGCTCTAACTCCCGCAAGTAAATCCGGAGTATCCTCGGTAAAGAAAGTCAAAGAAGCACTTAAACCTTCATCAAAATCAAAGTTATTGTACCTTAATTGTGCGATAATATCTTGACAGATTTCTAATTGGTCACTCAAAACCTCGGTCTCGTTAGTGTCCTCTGGTAGCATCCTATCAAAGAAATATAAAGAAAAATTTAAAGTAACATTCCTTTCGCCTACATTACCACCGGTTAAATCAAAAAACAACGAAGGATAAATATTCTCCGTTCCCCTTGATAGGTAATCCGACAAGTCACCGAAGTAAACGCTTTTTATCTGCTTGTGTGCGTTCCCTAGATTTGTTATCTGCGTTACCACTTGGTTTAATGTCAGTGCCATTTTCTTGTTTTTGTAAGTAAAGCCGTAGCTTTTTTTGATTTTTTAAAGAATAGGTTTTATTCGCCACAACAACGATTTATGTTACCTTGATATTTTTCTTCAAAACTTTTGCCTCTACAACAATCCGAATCATCCAACCAAATAGAAGTAGTATAGGCTTGTCTTTCGGGAACCATTGTATCGTAGGTAGAACCTGGGTTATTGTATTCTGGGAAAGTATTAAAGCCACTTCTATCAATTAAATACTTAACCATTCTTTGTTTGTAAAACTCGGCTCTTGCCCTATACCTATCCGCTACATCAATAATCTCCGCAGCAGATGGATTCTCTTGCCCTTCTCCACTCTTACGAACCATCCCTTTATTATAGAATTGGTAACTCAATCCCATTGGTAGTTCGCTCATTACATAATAAACCAACGTAGGTGTTATGTAAGTATCTAAAAGACTTGTTTCAATTTGTGTTAGATTGTTATTAGCAACCCCATCTTGCAACCTTTCGTATAAAGCCGTTCCGAGAGCCGGAAGGATATACATATCTTGAGCGGTTAAGATTTCGGGATTAACTAATTTCTCATCCACGTTATTGTGAAGTCCTGTTCTGTCTTTAATAGTATCTACTGAAATAAAAAGTATGTTCCTGCTCATTTCTTATTTTTTAACAACTACTTTACTAACCCATTGATGTCTACAAGAAGGAGAATGAATACCATTAGGCATTGTCCACCAACCACCGGCTCTATCGAATACAGAATAACCTAATCTACGAGAAAGTTGCTCTATTTCTGCTCTTGACCAAAACTTATCTAATCCCATTACTTTTTGGCAAAATGCTCTGGAAGGGTGCGATTTAGTATTTCTTTCGTCATATTGAACTTCAGGTTTCCATTCGTAAGCATAACGGATTAAAAAAGTTCTTTTGATAGGTTTATCAATTATCTCCGCTAAAGGTTTTAATAATTGAGAAGTGTTAGTTTTTGGGTCAAACTTTAAAACTTCTAACTCAACTAATTTATTAATTCTTTCTTGTACAACGGCTAAATCTTCCTCAACGGCTTTTGCAATATCTTCCGGAAGTACATTTTTGTTTTTAGCAATTACACTCAAGATTTTTTTATCTAACGTATCGTCTACCACTTCGGCAAACATTTGCATTTCTTCATCTTGACTAAATACTTTACGAGTTGCTATTACAGAAAAGTTTTCTCTCTTTTCTCCGTATTCATCAAACATAGCAATAACGGAATCTACATCATCAAATCTTTGTTCAAAACTATCATCGCCCAACCAAGTGCTAATAGCCTCGTCATCTAATCCGTAGCCACTCTTTAACATTTGAACGGCTTGTTCCCGACTAATATTTCCTTTGTTGTAATTACGAATAATACGTTGGAAGTTCTGCCACTCCCTACCTTTCATACCTTTCAAATTCTCATTAATCAAGGCTTGTGTTGGCTCTGGAGTAACTGTTTCGTATTTTGTAGGGTCTATACCAATCTTTTCTAATATCCACTCCTTAGGAGCAAATTGAGAAATAATATTTTCGCTAAACTCAAAGTTTATAGGCTCTACCGGCTTAATATAAAGTTCAGTAGTTATGCCATTGATTTCAGCTAATGAATTAAAGATAGTTTCTAAATACTGCTGCTTATCGTTTACATAAGTATTCTTGAAAACTTCGTAGCCATCTCTTATCTCTGAACGAGTACCCAAAGAACCTTCAACCAAAATACCAAACAAAGATGGAGTAGTTATCTGATGCCCTGCAAAGATGTTTTGCTGAATCATTGTATCTACTCTTCCGAAATCCTCTTTTGTTAAATCACTCGCACCTAAGTCATCCACCGCAGGCTTCTTTGCAATATCTTGTACGAATGAAAGAATAAACTTCTTTCCATCACTACCACTAAATCTCTCGGTAAATCTTCTTTCAATGTTTCTCTTTTCATCGGGTGTCGGCTCTCCATTAGGCAAAGTAATTAGCTTACTTGCAGAAAAGCCAGTTTGTGCATTACCTAAAACGTGCTTAGAAACCTCTACATCACTTTCAATGTAATTTAACGCACCTATGTATCCGGGTAAAGAATAAGTATCCAATCCCGGTCTGTATTCCTTAATATAAAGAATTTGTTTGCCTTCTCTTAAATCTTTATTGTACCCCAATACAACTTCCGCTTCGGCTTTTCTATCGTTCCAATCTTTAATCCAATATTGGGTGTTATCCTTGTTAGAACGTACTTTGGTGTAATCTATATGACAAATAGAAGCGATTTGACCGCCTATTTTACTCCAAACAATCTCCAAGTAAGCACCACCGAAAACCTCAATATCAATTGAAACTTTGCGTGTAACATCATTTAGAGATTCGTAAGGATTGGCATTCTTAATGAACTCTTCGGCTTTAACATCTTCCTCTTTTGTTGCCCATCCGTTACCGGTAATATAATTGACCTTACCTTTTACAATAGCGTTATGTTTCGCACTCTTATTGTAAAGGCTTAAAAGGTAGTTGGGATAATCGTTCTTATCTCCGAACTCAATATATCCCACCCCTTTCTTTTCCCGATATTCGGGTTGCTTTGCTTCCGCAAATGTTAATATCACTAAATTATCCATCATCGTACTATAAATGTGTTATTTGGTTGGTGTTTCGTATATATAAAAGAAGTAGATTCATTAAGCCTCATTATACCAGTTTCTACTAATCCGGTAGCATTGGCAGGGTTGGTATTCGTTGTAGAAGTTTGCTCGTAGATTTGATATTCCCACTCCCCAGAATCTTGCGTTCCAAAATAAGTATTTGTAACTATTGAGAATTGATTAAACCTATCCTTAAAAGCGGAAGTATCGGCTGCATTTAGGATAACAAATTTAACCTCTATATTTGAACCCCTATGCGTAAAAACGAATAAATAATTAGGTGCTGATAAGGTCTGCTTCTCCTTTAAAGTAAGGATAATCTGACTTGTCGAACCCTTTGTTAAATATATCATACTACTAAATAGATAAATCTTGGATTTTTACAATAAAGAAAAAGCCACCCCAAAAGGGATGGCTAATCTACCTACCTATAACGAACCACGAAAGCCTTATGCGGTAAGACCTGCGATAATACCACTTGCAACCTCTGGAGCAAGTTGTTTTTCGCCACCAGTGAAAGTTAGTGTATAACCATTCCGGTCTCCTTGAGCAGTTCCAGTTGCAGCAGTTCCACCAGTTACATCTAATCCAGAAACACGACCTAACAACCAATATTTATCGTTAGCATCTTGTACTACTGCCATCAGAGTAGCTTGAGCGAGAAGCAATATCTCATTGCGAGTATTTGCTTGGAGTTTATTAAGAACAACAGAAAGTTCTTGAGCATAAAACACAGTTCCGTTCTCTACGGAAGCGGTAACAGTTTCAGTCAAAGAACCTGTATTCTTAACTAACTCATATTTGTAGAATACTTTATTCGCTGCTTTAGTAATAGCAGAAACGATACCAGAAGCCTCTGTAACCGCAGTTACGTTTGCGTGATTGATTAACCACACGGCTTTGATACCGCCTAAACTATCTTTGCAATCGAGTGTGTACCCTTGAGTTAAAGCACAAGGCATTTTATTAAGTTTTAAAAGTTAATGGTGGGTAACCCTTAAAGCTACCCACCTTTTAATTAGATTATGAAAGAAGCAATCTCATCCAAGAAGGCTACATTCACACCCATCTTGAACTCGCTTACGAAACGAACTTGGTCAGCCTCTTTAGCATAGAAAAGTTCGAAACGCTCTTCCTCATTCAGAAGGTCTGTACCGAGGAACATATTACTCAAACGGATAGCATAAATCTTATTTACACCATTTAGACCTGGAGTTGCTACAACTTTGATTGGAGTACCGGGTAAGAAGAACTCGCTATCAGCCTTACCATCGAAAGCATAGTTGAACATATTAGCGTTCTTCAATGCAATTGTGTAAGTACGGAATACATCTTGACCGCACCAGATAGTCATATCATCTTTTGCAACAACAGTTGCAGGGATTGCTTTGTAAAGAGCATCGAAGATAGCCACTACGTTAGCAGTTGTGATTGCAGTTGCAGTACCACCATAATAAGTTGCGTTGTTAGCTTCTACGGCAGAACTACCAACCAAAGTTACTAAACCTTGAAACTTATTCAAGTTTACGTTAGCACTTCCAGTTGAACCTTGCCAGATAGCAGTTTCAAGTTGTGCAGCGATACGAGCAGCTTTCTTGTCTGTGTAATCAGAAGCGAAAGCGATTGAATCGTAACGGCTTCCCTCTGGTAAAGCCTTCTGCAAATATTTTGCTTCAAGGTCTTTAGGGCAAAGAGATTCGTTTACTTTAATTTTACCAACAGTTACAGTACGCTGAGTGAAAGTAGTTGAACCACTTGCGTTGAATCCGCAAGAGCCACCCGCTTGGAAGATAGCGTCAGTATCCATAATGTTGATTGTCTCGGCAGATTTTACACCTACCATAACGTTTCCTTGACTTTTAATCAAAGAAGCGGTTTTGCTTCCGAGTACGGAAGAAGTTACCAATAGAGCTTCATTCTCTTTGGTATAATTTGCTAATGCTGAAACATCAAAAGCCATTGTTATTAAATTTTAAGTTTTTAAAAATTTATTTTGCGTAATTAGAAAGAAAACGAGAGATTTTATCGTTTTTAGATTCGAAATGCTTTGTGAATTGCTTAGGTTGAGTGGGAGCAACTGAAGGAGTTTTAGTAAGTTCGATAACTACATCAGTAAGTTCAGAGATAGCTTTAGAGAACTTATCGTTCATTTGAGCAATATTCTCGCTCATTTTAACTTCAGCCTCTTTCTTGTAACTCTTCAACTGTTCGATTTGTGCTTCCATTTCAGCTACCTTCTTCTTCATTAATTCAACTTCTGATTCGGGTGCTTCGATTTCAACTTCAACTTCTGGTACTTTAATCTCAAGGATTGTGCCTGTTTCATCTAAAACGATAACAGAACCATCAGCAAGAGTATGCTCTCCGACAGGAGCAGGAACTTCGTTCCCGGCCTCATCTAAAAGAGTAACCTTACCGCCAACCTCAAGTTTATCAACCATAACTTTTACACCACTCGCTAAAACGTATTCAGCGAAATTGGCTACGGCAACCTCTGGAGCAGCTTGTGCTTCAGCGAACATTGCCTTGATTTTTAATAATGCTTCTTGTGGAGACATAAAGAATTTACCCATAAATAGTAAACACTTACGTAAGTGACCAAATAGAAAAAGGGGAGTGTAGAAACACCCCCCTTCAAACAAAACTATGAAAACTAACTATGAAACCTCTTTTAGAATATTGATAATGTCTTGCATCATCTTTTCTTCTTTGGTATCGGTTTTGTAATTAAATATCCCTTCAACCGAAAAGCCTTGTACTTTGCCATCCTTAATCATTTCCCAAACCTCATCATTCTCCACCTTAAATGAACCAAACCAAGAGCCATCCTTAACATCTTCAAAACCTTTCATCGGATGAATACCCCTCTTTTCATCTACTATCCAACTCTCAAACATTGTTACCCCATCCATCACTTGACCAGAATCGTGCATCAAATTTACGTTATTTTGGTAACCTTTCTTAAAATATTTTTGAGCAATCTTTTTAATAGTGTCTTTAGTAAATACAACATAATATTCGCCATTGGAATCGTTACGATAAATAGGAGTATCGGCTAACATCAAAGGACCAGAAACAATCCTTTCTTCTTCATCTTGAATGGCAAACTTCTTTTTCTCAATTGAATTAATCTTACTTTCTGCCCAACCTAAAGCGGTCTTTCCACCCCACGCATCGTACATCAACTTGCCACAACCATCTTCATAGCCTTTTGAGTTTTCTAAATCTACTAAATGCCTTGAAAGGTAAGAGTACATTCTTTTAATTGTCTCAAACGAAATAGGCTCTCCATTGGCTAATTGATTTGCTCTTTGCTTACCTACCAATGTTCCGCAATCTCCCCATCCGTTTTCCTCTGTCCAATCCAAAACTCTTTTAGCGTTGTTTTTAACAGAATCTGGATAATCAGAATACGAATCTTGAAAAGCTAAAAATGATTTCTCAATTGCAGGTCTATCCACTAAGGCTACAAAATCAACTTCGACATTTGAATCTAAATCCTCTACTATATCTAATCGGTATATTGGTAATTGCTTTTCCATAACTATAAATAGATTTTAACTTAATCTTGCAGCCCTATTGATTCTTCTGATTCTTTCTTGTGAGTTAGTAACATCACTTTCAAGCACATAGGAGCGATTTGTTGCAGAACCTAATTGCTGAATAGCTTGTGCATTTAATAAAGTTGAAGCTACTTGTGGAGTTGGTGCAGGAGCAATTGGTGCTTGTGTACTTGTAGGACTTATCGGAGTTGGCGAACCGACAGTTGCATTAGGCTTAGTTTGAATAATTGCTCTAACATTTTTAAAACCAGTTGCTAATGCTGAAATCATTGTGGCAATCTTAACACCTAGTGAAACAGGAGCAACTCCCGGTACAGGAGCAGCAAATACTTGTGAGGCTGCTTTGTAAGTGTTAATCGTAGCTTCAGCAATTGCAAAGGCTTTTCCTGCTGCAGTAGTTTGCCCTAATATTTGCGATATACTACCTGCTGCGGTTGCGTAGTTCCCTAACTCCTCATTTAAAGCATTCATACGAAGATTCTTTTTTATCCCTTCGTATTGTCTTTCTAATGCAACTTCAGCCTCTTTATTGCCTTTAATTAATTCGTATTTCTTACGATATTGCTCATCTAAATTAGCTGCTTCTATCTCATCTTGACTTAATAAAAGTTCAGATAATGTTTTATTTCTTTCTTTTGTTAGGTCTTGTAAACCTTGAATTACTTTTAGATTTCTTTCTACTCCCGATTGAATAGTTTTATCTCTATTCGCTAAGAATAACTTTTCATTTTCTTCTTCCTTTTTTCGAGCATCATCACGTTCTTTTAAATCTTGTTCTCTTAAATATTTTGCGTATTTGAGATTTTCTTCAGATTTTTTTCTTCTTAAATCTTCTAATTGTTGCTCGTATTGTAATTCTGCTTCCTGTTGTTTTCTTTTTTCTTCAGCAGCCTTTGCAGCAGCCTCTTTACGTTTATCTAGTTGCTCTTGTTCGGTTTTAGTGACTTCTTTCGTTCCCGCCATAAACCTTTGATTGGCATCATCGTATCTTTTGCCAAACCCAGTTACGGCTTCTTTTGCACTATCCCAAGCACCTACGAAATCCCCTTTAATTAACTTTCCTACCGCTTGACCTAATGTACCAATACCTTGTATAAATGAAGTAATGGCTGAATAAGCAACTCCGAAACCTCTAGTTACAAAAGGCAAAGCCTGTGTCGCTAAATCTATAAAGGCATCAAATACCGGTTCAATCGCTGCAAATATACCATTGAATATTCTTTGGAAACCGATTAATAAAGGTTGTAGTTTTTGTGTTGCTTTTTCTGATTGAGCAAAAGCAGCAATTAACCCACCTAACGCAGCTACAAACAAACCAATTCCGGTAGCTTTTAATGCACCGCCAAAACTTTGAGTAGATACTTTTAGCCTATTTAATGCACCACCTACTTGACCTAAAGGTCCAGGAGCGGATGCTAATTGGTCTACCCAATCTCCCGCAGCTTGTTTACTACCTTTAAGTTTATCTTCTAAATCATCAATCTGATTTGTGAGTTTCTTAAATTCATCAGAACCAGCAGCAGTTTCCTTTAACTCTTTTTTTAAAGCCTTTAGTTCTCCAATAGAACCCGCAACATTCGTTTTAATATTAATGTCTACACCAACTGTCTCGTTTGCCATAATAATTTTATTAGTTTAAAAGCATCTGTCCAAGTATCGGGTGTAAGATATTTTACTTTAACCCTTTTGTCTTTCAGTAGTAATGTATTATTGGTAGGCAAATATTGAGATAATGCGACTTCGTTTTGTGCTTTTACGATTGACTTTTCTTGCTTTGCTAAATACATATCTAATAAATAAGACATACAATTACAAGCAATAGAAATGCTATTATTTTCTGTAATAAATTTTTCTTGTATTTTTTTGATATCTATTTCCATTATTCGTATGTTAATTCAATTACTCGTAAAAATTCACATTTAGTACTTTCGGGGTTCGTAGGGTTGTAATCAATAACTTTATTTAATCTCCACAAAGCACCATCAATATAAATTAGCTTTGAGAAATCTAAACCATAGATATCGGTTATCTTTAAATAGAGATAGCACATTAAAAGTTTAGAATCCTTATCGGTTATTTCTGCAACGTAATCACTCCAGAATCCATTAAATAAATTAGCCGAAGGATAACTAACACTCAAACTGAAATACAATTTATTCGGCACACCAAAATTAATATCACCCGTTGGTACATCGGGGTCGTCTAAATGCCCTGCATAACCATAACTTGTTAGACCTGCACCTATGTTTTGATTGCCATCTTTAATAAACCAAGTTGTTACATCATTAACTTTGCGAACTTGCATTATTCGAATGTTATGGTCTACCGGGTCCTCTGATTGTGTATTTTGAGTATTAGATAACTTAAAGATTGTTGGGAATACTTTATCCTCTCCAGAATAACCAACTAAAGGAGTAGCTGAAAATATTACTTCGGAAGTTTGTTTATCATTTGCAAAGTCATATCCTGTATCTTCAATATGGTCTGCATAACCTTGAGCATAATTTTTTGAATAATCCTCATTGTAATAATCAGCATCACTCTTGTATTTAAACTCAAAGAATCTTCCGTTTAGTTCAGACATCGGCTTTAATTTAAAAGCCTTCTTCCTATCTACTTTTGCAGTCCAATCTA